ATTGGTCAGACCCCTGGCCAGTACGTTCCTTTCCGCAGCTACATCTCCGGCTTCGGCGATGGTTCTGGCACCGCAACGGTCTACATGACCAATGAGGACGCCGCTCTGTCCAACCGGATGATCGAAGACGTGCTGCAGCGCCAGCAGACCGGCGCCGCCTTCAAGCTCTACACCGATCAGGTGTTCAGCGGCGGCACCTTGAGCGAAAGCCTGAGCCGTTCGATCGAGTTTGATGCAGTGCTGACTTCTGCCAGCCTGAACATCAACCCCGACGACGCTCAGTCTGTGACCGTGAACTTCCGTCCTTCCGGCACCCCGACCTTCGACTTCAGCACTTCTGCTTGATAGTCTGCCTACAGGGAACGAGCCCCGGCTTTACCGCCGGGGTTTTTTATTGCTTCTAGTCCGCTACAGTAGAGCAAACCTCAAATGGTTATGCCAATCCCAGTCCGCGCCATTGACCGCCTCAAGAAAGCGGCCAACTTGGAGCCCATCAAGAAAACCGTTGACCTGTCCGATGGCAGCGAATTTGAGATGTGGGTCACACCACTAACCGCCGCCGAACGCGAACGCGCCCAAAAGCAGGCCAAGTCTGACGACGCCAACGCCTTCGCCCTTCAGCTGCTGATCGCAAAAGCCCTCGACGAGACCGGCGCCAAGCTGTTCGCTGCTGGCGAGATCGACGTTCTGAAGAACGAAGTCAAGGACAAGGATCTCCAAGCCTTGATGCTCGCAGTCCTTACCGACGACGCCGAACCGATCGACCCAAAAGCCTGAGCGCGGAACTTCGCAAAGACAACTGGCTCATGCTCCAATTCGGCATCGCCAAGGAGCTGGGCCTAACGCTTAGCGAAGTACGCAACCGCATGACAGCCGAAGAGCTAATCGGCTGGAGCGCCTACTTCCAGATCCTCAACGAGGACCAGCAAAAGGAACTGGAAAAAGCCAAACGCCGCCGCTAACCCCGGCGGCTTTTTCGTGCGTAAACTGAAGTACCGGAAGTAATGCAGCGCCGTGGCCTACAGAGCTGAGATTGAAATCGGCGTAAGGGGTCAAGACCGCCTTAACAAGCTGCAAAATCAGATTAGTAGGCTCGCTGAACAGATAACTCGTGTAAACGATCAAAGCATTTTTGATGTAGTAGAACCTAAAGCGGTACAGAGCGTACAAAATTACTCTAACGCTTTATCAGTTGCCGCCGCAAATTTAAGAGAGGTAGCCCTAGGTCAAAAAGAAGAAACGACAGCAGTAAAACAGTATGTGGACATACTTATTGATTCTAATGCCGCACAAAAAAGACAAAATAATTTAATCAACGAAGAAATAGCTAGGCGTACTGCTGTAACGTCGGCAATACGCAAACAGGTAGAGGCTAACGTAGCTTTATCAAGCGCTTCTAGAGAAGCAAGCGGATTTAGCGATAAAGATCCCGTAGGAAAATCTATTCGCCGCAGGTTACGTAAATTAGCAGGCAATCCTTTTGCGTATGCATCCCCTATCGGCCCCGTAGAAAGTCCGCTACAAGGCCAGACATCCCCTGTCGGAGAACGAATAGCACGCATCCGTGCGTACGAAGCTGCCGCTATCGACGCAGCTAACAATGTTTCTAAGCTGGCCGAACAACAAGAACAGCAGATTACGCAAAAAGAGCTACAAAACGACGCTAAAGTTTTTAGAGAAAAACTTAACAAACTTGTAGAATTGGGTAAAATAGAACTTGAAATAAACAAAAGAAATAACGATCAAGCACTTAAAGATTTTAATACTAGGTTGGCTAACAGAACATCGGGGCGTTTTAAAACTGACGGTCCTTTAAAAAGTCCGGGATTTAAATCCACACAAAAGTCCATTGGAAAAATGGGCGAAAGCTTAGCCCTTGGCGCCGGCTTTCCTTTGTTGTTCGGTGGAGGCGCTGGTAGCGTAGCCGGTTCAATACTTGGTTCTTTTGTTGGCTCAGGATTTGGCGGTCAAATTCTCGGTGGCGCTCTTGGCCAAGCATTGGATCAAGCCGTATCGGCAGCTGCACGCCTTGCAAACACTCTGGAGACAGGTGGCGACAACTTCAGTAAACTCCGAGAAGAAGGCATCTACTTCACTGCAGAGCTTGAAAAGCAGGTACGCGCTGTCAGAGAACTCGGCAACACTGCAGAAGCTAACCGTATAAGTACTGCAGCCGTAGCTGCACAGACGGGTGATATTGGCGGACTTGCAGGACGAGGCGCTGGAGCCGCCGTCAACGAACTTGAAAAGGCATGGAATGGCGTAACTAAAGCTGTGGGTACGACACTAGGTATCATTGCCGGACCTTTTGTATTCGCACTAAACGTAGTCTTGCGCGGAGTACAAGGCATATTTTTACTGATCAATGCAGTCGCAACCGGAATAGCCAATCTAATCAATTTAATCCCTGGAGCCAAACAACTAGGAGACGCTCTATACGAAAAATCGTTAGAGGGCACTGCCGCGTACGAAAACCAGCTTGCCGAGCTGGACAAGCAAATTAAGGCCGAATACGAACTTGTAGAACTTGCAAAAGTCCGCACGGGATATTTGGAGCAAATGCTTGGTAAGAGCAAAGCAGAACAAGATATTCTCGGCAAACAAGCAGATGCTGCAGAACGACTTAAAAAATTTGAACAAGAGATTAAGGCGTTTAGAGCCAGTGCCCCCGATGGTACAAGCGAGTTACGTAAAAAAGCACTGGAACAAGAAACCCAGATGCGTATCAAATTTGCAGAAAATGAAAAACAAATTACGATTAAATATGCTAATGAACTGTATAACGCTATTCAAGAAAATAACAAACGTGTAGCAAACACACAGCGTGGCTATGACGAGCAACGGCTTGACATGGTACGCGCAGCAGCGCGGGCACAAGCCGACTTTGATTTGCAGGCAACCCGACGTTTAGAAGATGCTCGCATGAAAATGCGCGAGCAAGAACTTGATTATGTACAGAAAGTTCGCCAAGAAGAACTTAAAACTCTGCAATTACTTAACCGTGAACGGCAATTAGAACGCTCGATTACTGGAGCATTATCTGCTGATCCAGAACAAGCCGAAATTATAAACACAGTGCAGACCGCTGTTGAAAATTACCGTGCCGGTCGTATGGCCGTTGAAGAAGAGGCGCGTGCAGCCCAAGAAAAAGCACAGCTAGAGTACTCAAAAGTTCAAGTACAGATTGAGCGGTATAAGTACGATAACGCTGTACGGATTAACCGCGCAAACGAAGATAGTCAAAACAGAATAGCCAAAATTAACGATCAAATTCGTCGCCAAAACGAAGAAGCTTCTAAGCAAGAGTTTAAACGTCAGGGAGCTCTAATTGCAGCGCGTATTAAAGAACAGATGACTGCAGCTAATACCCAGTATTACGCTGCAAAAGAAGCTTTACCCGGAGCGCTTACACCGGCAGATAAAGAATACTACAAAGAAGTAATGGCTACATCGCAACGTATTTACTATGAGTATGAAAATTTAGGGAAAGAAATAACTGCAACAATTAACAACCTGCAGATTGCAAAACTCCAGCCTATGGCTCAAGCACCTGCGCTGAGCGATACTTCAGGCGCCGCAAGCGCTGCAGAAACTGCGGCAAATAAACAGTTGCTTGTGTACCAACAGCAAATTCAAAAACTGCAAAAAATTAACGGACTTAAACAGGAAGAGCTTCAGCTAGCCCAAGCATTACTCGCTCCCGGCATGGACAACCTCAAACAGTTTAACGATCTTATTAAACAGCAAAAGGACCGTGCCGCATACGAGCGTGAATATGGAGACCTGCTGCGTAAGGGTATCAAACCCGCGTTGGCCGAGCAACTTGCCGTAATCAATCAAATGGAAGAGGCACAATTACGCCTTCTTGATAATGTAATTAAAACTGTTGAAGCGTTAAACGATCCTGCGTTCAAAGACATTCTTGATAGGCTAAAAGAAATCAGACAAGGGGTTACGAGCAAAGCCGAGGAAGCGCGAAGCGGTGCTATAGAGCAGGCTTCTCCAAGGGCACGTCTAGAAGATGCAATAGCAGACGTAAAAGGTCAATTAAACGATCTTATTGACCCAGTAAATCTAATTGTTGGTGCTGCAGACGCTATCGGCACTGCCTTTGCCGACTCCTTCAAAGGTATCATCTCTGGAGCAATGACCGCCCAAGAAGCTCTTGCCAGCTTCTTCCAGAACATTGCTGACTACTTCTTGGATATGGCCGCGCAGATTATTGCCAAGTGGATTCAGATGACAATTCTGAACGCGGCCTTGAGTCTGTTCCCCAGTGGTGGCGGTGCTGGCGGTGCTGGCACTACTTCCAACGGCATGTTTGGCGACGGAGCACCGACTGAAACATTTGCGGGCGGCGGAATATTTAGTGGGGCCGGACCATACCAGTTCCCTAAAAAAGCAGCCGGAGGTTCCGTAAGTTCTGGTAAGCCTTACATTGTGGGCGAACTCGGACCCGAGCTGTTTGTTCCCGGCAAGTCGGGCACCATCGTCCCCAACAACAAACTGGGCATGGGAGACGCGAACATTGTCGTCAATGTCGATGCCAGCGGCACCAAGGCGGAGGGCAATGCGGGACAAGCCAATAGACTCGGTGAAGCCATCGGTCTTGCGGTGCAGCAAGAACTCATCAAGCAAAAACGACCTGGAGGCTTGCTTGCCTAATGGCTACCTTTCCCGCTTACAGTCCGACCTATTCGGCGACAAAAAAGTCTGAGCCCGCAATCCGCAACGTCAAGTTTGGCGACGGATACGAGCAACGTCTGAGTTTCGGTCTGCACCAAAACCCGAAGGAGTGGGATTTGGAGTTCAACGTTGCTGATACCGACGCGGACATCATCGAAGCCTTTCTGGACGCCCGCGCTCTTGACGCGGCCAGTTTCGACTGGACTCCGCCTGATACCACCGTTTCATACAAATGGGTGTGTGCCAGCTGGAGTCGTGAAATGTTTGACCATTTACGCAGCCGTATTTCAGTGACTTTCCGCCAAGTCTTTGAGCCCTGATGGCGATCCCAGTTTCCGAGCTACAGAAGATCAACCCGAGCAGCATTATCGAGCTGTTTGAGCTGGAACTGTCTACGGCACTGCACGGCGTCAACACGGTGTATCGCTTCCACGCCGGAAGCAACATGGACGCCAACGGCGAATTGGTCTGGAAGGGCAACACTTACCAGCGTTTTCCGGTTGAGGCGGAGGGCTTTGAGTACACCGGCAACGGTCAGCTTCCCCGTCCAAAAATCCGTGTCAGCAACTTGCTTGGCACAATTACCGGGATCTTGCTGACGGTTAATGCCACCACTGCTGGCAACGACCTTAACGGTGCGAAGCTCACTCGTATTCGCACACTGGCGCGATACATTGACGACGCAAATTTTGACGGCGGCTCTAATCCTTATGGAACGCCAGACACGACAGCAGAATTTCCCCAAGAGATTTACTACCTAGATCGCAAGGTTACCGAAAACCGCGATGTAGTTGAGTGGGAATTAGCAGCTGCATTTGACTTGGCTGGTGTTCGAGCACCCAAGCGCCAGTGCATCAACAATCTGTGTCAGTGGGTGTATCGCGGAGCCGAGTGCGGTTATACCGGCGCACCGATTGCTGACGAAAACGACGTATTGCTGGAAGGCGTTACTGACTCGGCAGAAGCTATTGCGTACTACGCAGCCAAGGAAGCATTTGAAGCAACAGAACAACCTTTAGCCGATGCACAAGCCACGCTAAATAGCGCATCCAATACGCTTAATAGCGCTTCTGGAACGTGGTATTTAGCAGAAACGCGCTATTCAAAAGGGATCGGATCTAACTATTACGTTCGTGGACCGAGGTACACAACGCTGGGTCTTGGATCAGGCACTTACGAGGGTGTATGGAACGGATCCACCGTGTCACTGGGCGACACCTATAGAAGAGGCAAATTAAGAGCGACTGATGCGACCAACCGCTATGGCAGCGGCTCATATTCGTGGTTTGAGATTGAACGCTGGTACTACGACACCAGTGCCGTTAGTTCTGCGCAATCTTCTTACAACTCAGCTTTGTCGGCTTACAACACCGCAAAATCCAACTACGACAGTGCCAAAACTGCACTTGATACAGCATTTGACGACTGGAAAACCTCTCCGCCGTACCAAGGTCAACTTGATGCCATTGGCGATGTATGTGGAAAACGCTTGAGTAGCTGCAAGCTGCGGTTTGGTGAACTAGCGGAATTGCCTTTTGGAGCGTTCCCCGGTATTGGCACCTTCTTCACATGAGCTGGAAATCTGACGCGCTTGACCACGCCAAGGCTGACTGTCCGCGTGAAGCCTGCGGTTTGTTGGTGGTGGTCAAGGGTCGCAGGCGTTATTGGGCGTGCAAAAACTTGGCGGCTAATGCGTCGGAGATGTTCATTCTCGATCCTGACGACTGGTGCGCTGCTGAGGATGCAGGCGAAATTGCAGCGGTGGTCCACAGCCATCCATTTACGCCGCCCGTTCCAAGCCAAGCGGATCGACTGGCATGTGAAAAGTCAGGCTTGCCTTGGCACATCGTCAATCCCAAGACGGAGCAGTGGGGCACCTGCAAACCAGAAGGTTTTCAAGCACCACTAATCGGGCGCGAATGGGTCTGGGGCGTAACCGACTGCTGGACGCTAGTGCGCGATTGGTACGACCAGCAGGGATTGGCGCTGCCGGATTGGGACCGACCGATCACGCCAGAGCAGTTTGAACAGGCACCGATGTTCGACGATTGCTGGCGCGATGCTGGATTTGCACCGCTTACGGAGGATCAGACGTTGCAGCGCGGCGACGCCGTGTTGATGAACATCATGGGCTCAGGCTTGAATCATGTTGGTGTTTACCTGGGCGATCAGATGATTTTGCACCACATTCGAGGTCGCTTATCCAGCAGGGATATGTACGGCGGCTGGCTGCAGAAATGCACAGGAAGACTTTTGCGTCACGTCAACGCAGATAAACTGACAGGGGGACAGGGGTGACCATGCTGAGGGAAATCCGGGTTTATGGTCGCCTCGCCAAGTTTTTGGGACGCCGCACGTTCACCGCTGCTGTCGATTCAGTAGCCGACGCAATGCGGTTTCTGCTGGCAAACTTTCCCGGACTGGAACGGCACATGGCAGACCAGCACTACCGGGTCAGTGTTGGAGCGTATGACTTGAGCGAAGAGGAACTGGGCCATCCAGTCGGCCAGCAGGTGATCAAGATTGCGCCTGTCACCGTAGGAGCTGGATCGACATTCACCCAGATCGTTACCGGCATTGCTTTAGTTGCGGCTGCAGTCTTTATTCCTGGTTTAGGCATTGGTTTGGCCGGTTCTACAGTCACGGCGGTTGGCTTGATTGGCGCAAGTCTTGTCCTTGGCGGGGTTGCACAGCTTTTAACGCCTACGCCAACACTTTCTCCAACAGCAGGCAACGCCTACACGCAGTCCACAACCCGCGACACTGAACTTGACCCCCAGAAGTCATACAGCTTTAGCGGGATACAAAACACCAGCAGGGCTGGGACGCCAGTACCTTTGATTTACGGCGAAACCATTG